TGGTATAGTGCTGATTTATCCTCATGATCACCAGGTAGGAAACCTATCTCTCTGGTAGACACAAGTGATCTTACTAAGACTACCTTATTATATGGAGTAAGTGGATTGAGCACCTGTTTGAGTGCCATATAGAGGGTGATGAAGGTCTTTCCTGTACCTGCAGCACCGTACAAGAATAAGTTTTTATTATCCTCGTATGCTTTGAATGCAATTTTCTGGTTGGCAGTGATGGGTTGAACATCAACCATCATCTCAGAGTTATATGGTTTCTTTCTCTTCATTTGTTTCGCAGTCATACCAGTGCCAACACTGATGGACATTTTCTTTTTGCGTGGCATGTTAGGTGTGTGTAATCTTTTGTGGTTTTACTTTTGAACCTGGCATCTCTGACACCCTTGATAGAACTTCGTTCCATCCCCCATCTGTTCTACTGTAAACGTCACCTGTAGCACTGACTACACCTCCCGATCCTTTAGACCAATCTTTATCCCAGTCTGGATTATCTTTTCTCCATTGATCATACTCTTTCATAGACATCATGAGTTCTTTTGTCTCACCTGTCTTCAAATTTTTTATTGGGTATGTTGGCATGTGTTTTTGCGAGTGTTTTATTTAGAGATGATGACATTACGTCTACCACGCTCTTGTATAGCAGCACTAAAGTGTAAAGGTTTAGATGTACACATGTTGCATACTTTATCAGGTAGTCTACTCTGCTCACAAAACTTTGTCAACTCATCATCACTACAGTTGACATCAAGTCCATCAACAAGATATTCTTGCCACACGTCTTCTTCTCTTTGCTCTGTAACAGACAGTAATTCTCGTAAAAAGGCAGTGTTGGGACACTTCCATAACTTACCCTTAAATAATTGTGTATTAGGGCATGAGCATACCTTATAACTCTTTACAATCCTACCCTGATTGTATGGATAAACTTTACCATCTCTCTTCTTGATAGAGTTGAACCACCTATCCTGACCAGTATGATGTTCGGTCACCAGCACCTTAGGATGATTGAATTTCTTTATTATATCTTCCACTTCCTTGAGGTGTATGCTGATGCGTAAGAATACTCTAGGGTCTTCTAATACTTCTCTGATCCAACCTTCATTCTGTAGGAGCAGTAAGCCATTGGTATAAAGATACACAGGAGAGTTAGTATGTGATCTACATGCATTGACTATCTCATTACATCTTGGATTGAGTAGTGGTTCACCGCCTATGACAGATACCCTACCGATATCTAGTCTTGGTAAGATAACTTCTATATCTTTTATCAGGGCATCAGTATCTAACCTGCTGCTTGGTGCAAAGTAATTACTGAAATGATTACATCCTTTACATGATAGATTACAACCTATGGTTGTGCTTACATCAAGTATTTTCAGTGTGGGCAAGGTATGCTGCTCCTATAGATGTACCACCATCATGTGCAATAGGCATGGCACGTATGCTTACATCCAGTTCTTTCTGCAACTTATAATTTACAACACAATTGAGGAAGCACCCACCTGCAAGAACCAAATTTCTATTAGGAAACATCTTTGCTAATTCTAGTGCTCTCTTCTCCCACCTCTGTTGCATATAGAATGCTTCGTGATTACCATATGCTGCCATACCCATGACTTTACCTGCATCCTCTGGATCAAACCCATAGTTCACACATGTCTGCTGATATTGTTTACCTATACCTATGTCATTCTGGCTGAAGTATTTCTTATGCAGAGTTTTCCATGACGGTATATCAAAAGCACTTTCTATTTCTATTCCTTCATCTGTCTTTGATCCATTTGCATCTACCACTATTGCAACAGCATCATCGTACCCTGAGTTATAGAATGCCGATGCTGCGTGACACTTATGATGTTCTTTTCTATAGTCATACACTATAGCATCGGGAAACTTATTTTTAACTATATTCAAGTCGAGTGATGATATGAGTGTCTTAGAATCTTTAGTCCAGTATGAGTCTGATATAGCAACTGCATCTATATCATGCACATACTTGAGTAAAGATCTTATAGCATGGTCTCTTTTCTTTCTTGTAATTCTTTCACTCTCTAAGTAGAATGCCAGCTTACCATCTCTCATAACACACACGGAACCATTGTTTGATAGGTTCAACCCTAGCACCGAAAATTTTGCGGAGATTTTTTTCCCAGTTTTTGTGAATTGAAAAGTCATTTTCCCCTGAGTTTTTGAACCTCTGGAAAGTATAGGTAGTCGATGTCACTACACTCAAAGCATTCGATAGCATCCTCTGGTGTCTCTACAAGAGGTTCACCTGCTAAATTGAATGATGTATTGAATAGTATAGGCACGTCCGTCAGTTGATAGAATGAGTCGATGAGTTGATAGTAGTTAGAATTATCATGTAAAGATACTGTTTGAACTCTACATGTCTTATCTACGTGTAAGATAGCAGGTATCTTATCATGTGTATGAGGAAGTGCATCGAGAGCATACATCATGAAGGGAGACTCATCTAACCCTGCCATATCAAACCACTTGTGTGCATGTGGTAGTAGAACACTACCTGCAAATGGTCTGAATGATTCTCTATGTTTTACTTGATTGATTTTATCTTTACCGTCAGGATCTCTTGGATCATATAATATAGAACGATTGCCTAATGCCCTAGGTCCTGCCTCAGATCTACCTTGAAAAACCGCTACAATTTTTTGTTGCTGTATCAACTTAGCAACTTGCATTGTATTTACAGTGTCACCCTCTATGTGTGGTGAGAGATCGTATATAGGACCTAAGTATAGGGAATCAATCATCGTGATCGTCCCAAGGGTCAACTAGATCTTTATTGGCAAAGAATCCTTTATATACTCCATATCCTGTAAGAATAATAAGTATAGCGAGCACTGATATACCAAACGTAAAGTTTGGATTCAATGTAAGGTGTGGTATCAGAGTGTCATTGCACCTAGCAATTTTTTCTGGATCATTCCACGTACCAGGTAATGTATACACTGGTGGACATGCTGCAAATAATTTTACCATGTTTTATTGTGAGTGTTTACGTCACCTTCAATATGATTATGATCTATCTCATCAATGTGAGCATGATCAATTGATTCAATGTGAAGGTGTTCTAGAGAGGTAGCAATTCTCTCAAGGGCATCAGCGATGCGATCAGATGTTTTCATAACCAATTCGGTTTACGGGATGGGTCACGTAAATAATTAGATGCAACCCAAGGTTTGCTGCTAATGTAATTCTTGTAAGCAGTAAAAGTGTCAATGCTTGTGTCATGTTTAAACTCATCAGGCATTGCTCTTGTAAAAGTTGTGGGTTCTGGACTCAATGGAAATATTTTAGTTGCATGTATCAGTGTTGATTGACAACTATGTATCTTATTATATCTATGAGTGTATTCTTCACACAACTTGAGTCCGTGATCTAATAACCAACGGAAGTGAGTCTGTGCCCAGATGGTACAAGGGTGATTACGAAATGCACCTTTCTCTGTCTGGTATGGTGTGCCATCTAACTTAGGAAGTGTGCCAAAACCATGACCCCACTTCTCTGATGCAACAATAGCGAGCATTTGACATGTCTCTAGTGGCATCTTGACAATGTGTTTGTCAGGCAAGCACTGTGCTGATACGTATGGATCAGGATCTGTCACAAAAATGTTCATAATATTCTAGTAGTGCTGAACCGATTGCAATCCCACCATCATATGCGATGGGATCGACATATAGATTTACATCTATATTTTTTAGTATACTATAATTAGACACACAATTCAAGAAAAAACCACCAGAAAGACACACATTTTTTTTATTTGTAAGATTTATTGCTTTGTTTATCATGAATATTGCATGTCTCTCAGCAGACTTTTGTAGATTGTATGCTAAATCCTTTGGTTGTAATTTAGGACCGACATACGCTGTAGTATTTCCCTCTGGTCTAAGTTGTGTGCTGCATAGACTGTGACCATACTCTTCATTGAATAGATTGACCTCACCACTACCGTATGCAGAAAGACCCATAGTTTTACCTGCTTCTATCTCATCAAAACCACAGTAACGTGACACTCTTCTGAATGCCTGTCCAACACTTGTCCTGTTAGAATAAAGGTTTCCATCTATCCAGTGTGGTTCTCCCTCTAAAGCACTCTCTTCCTCACTATAAAATGTGGAGTAATGTTTGAATACAGGAGTCATGTTATCATAAATGCTTTCCACTTCACAATAACCATCATGGTATGAACCTTTACCATCCATCACAACCACAGCAGCATCATCAAATGGAGATGTGTGCCATACACTAGCAGCATGACACTCATGATGTCTATTACGATAGTCTACAAAAGGTACACCTTTTTCTCTGACAATCTTGAGTAACTTATTTTTTGCTTCTGTTCTTTCTCTAAAGGTTTTTTTATTATATCGTGTAAAACAATCACATATGGTAACAACATCAACACTAGAATCAATATACCTATCGGCAAGAGTCTTCGCACTGATGTCTCGTTTGATTCTGGTGACACGTTCCTCCTCTAAGTAAAATTCTATGTGACCATCTTGAATGATCGCTAGTGATCCATTCTTTGCTAGATTTATACCAACGATTCTTGCCACTCTAATGCCTCACTCACAGCAGGGAACTGCTTGACAAAGATATCTCTAACCTCCTCTGCTATCATCATGTGCTCAAGTTGAGTGCCATGTGCAGACCTTAGATTTATGTAGTGTATCCATGACCGACATGAACCAGTCATGTATAGTTTTGTTGGTGTTGCTAACGGGAGAACAAATCTCGCACACTCCTTCGCAACACCCTCACGGATGAGTTCATTGTATAGATCAATTCCTTCAGCGAAGTACGTCGCAATAGTTTTTTGAAGTTGTTCCTTCTGATTTTTGGGGAGATCATCAATAGAATTTTGTCTGTTTTTAGAGTCCTGACTTCTTAGATCAGGAACAGGTATAGTGCCAAGTAGATTTGTGTCAGCATATCTTTGACTGAACTCTTGGAAAGTGAACGACCTGTGTCGTAGTATCTGTGCTGCTATCCCTCTTGTAGTTTGAATTTCAAGAGTCATCGTAGATTGTTCAAAGACTGACCAGTGATTGTGCTTTATACAATACTTGAGTAGTCCTGAGTAGTTATCGTTGTCCTGATTACTAGGATTAGAAACTCTGGCAATGTATGCCATGGTCTTCTCTGCATCAGGTGTGATGCTCAATAATTTAGCGGTCATGTTCCCTCAAACTCTTCATCATAGTCCATCTCATGAGGAACTATGTCATCGTATCTATAAGACTCAGTGTCTGAGTACACCTCTGCCTTGAGTGCAGATAATAACATCTCCAAATCAGAGACTATAATTTTTAGTTTGTCTTTATCCATACAAATAATATAGCATAAAAAAAGAGGGTGTCAAACACCCTCATTTATTTTCAAGAAATAATTCTAACTGCAAGGAGATGCCTTGCTGTTGACCTTGATTCCACGATACATTAGATCGTGTCTGTTACGCTTTGTTGCTTCTTCAAGCACCTTTGCGTTGTACTCTTCAGCGTCGTACTCAACGCCTCTGTAAGTGACCTTTGTCATTTGTTTTCTCCAAAGTAGTAGGTGTTTTTAATACCGTTCCTTCAGTCAACATTTGCGTCCCCGAAGGGATGAACGCACCCGTTCCGTGTCTGACTTACTTGCGTCCAATAATTTGGATGAACGTAAAAGTATGTTAGCATACCCTGATCTATTTAGCAAATTATTCTGTAACATCTGTTACAAAATTACTACTTATCTCTCCAAACAATCTCTGGATACGCCTCCTCCACTACGTTTCTTGTAATTCTGTATTTACTCTGAAGATCTTTGTCTTTTACCAGACATACAATCTCTGCTTCCTCTGATTCAAGTGACTCAAGCAATTGAATAAGTAATGTCTCTCTTCTCATGCTAGAAATCTTATCATTACCACCCCTGATAAAGTTATAGAGTGTTCTGTGTTCATGAATCAATCTTGTGTGACCCTCTGTCCCCTTAGGTGATTCATTAGGTTTGTATGGTACTGCACCCTCTGGAACTGCACTCTCAATTCCTTTATCAAAGTTCCAGATTAGGATTGATTTCACATCATCACGTTTGTGTGCTTTAAGTAATTCAACTTTTTTGTCTTTTGTTTTAGCACCATGAACTGCTCTGAAGAGTTCAGATACTAAGGGGTTGTTTGGTAATCTAGCCATGAGTTAGTCGTCATCATTTTCATTTGGATTACCCTCGAATCTTATAGCAAGAAGTTCATCAGGTAATGGGTTCCCATTCTCATCAAACATTTCTGGATGGGAATATTGTGGAGTTGTTTCTTGAACATAACATCGGATAAGATATCCAATGGTTGCACCAAGACCAAGTGTAAGTATTCCTACGGTAACACTTAGAGCAATGATTGCTTGTTCCATTTGTTTTCTCCAGTTGTGCAGCGTTGGTTGCGGAGTCTTACTCAACATTAGTTCTGCTCCTTTATTTAGAGTACCTAGATCAGGTTCTCTTTCTGTAGATAATGTAGTGTGTCCTTGCATCCACCTATGTGTTTGTTATCTAGTTGAACTTGTGGAAAAGTAGCACCCTCCTCAAATTCTTCAAAGAACTGGTGACGTGTGAAGTCTTTATCCAGTTTGTATTCTAAGTATTCGATGTTGGTAGCAGCGAAGAGTTGTCTAACTCTCTCACACCACTGACAGTTATCCTTAGACCAAAGAACTGCTTTCATTAGTTTATTTTAGCAATGTTTCCTACAACAACAAACCTTTCGTCACCCTCTGTCATCTTATCGACACCATGCATAGCATATGATGGATAGAATATGATGTCAGAATCATTCTGTGTCTCTGGGTAAATTTTCTTACCGTCTAAGAAAAAGTAAAAGCACTTTTGTTTAGGAACTTTTACAAAGTGAACCCACGAAAGTAACGCCCTTGTATCACCTGAGTAATGGTTGTGCACATCTATGATAGCACCCAACTCTTTCTTATAGAGTTGACCCCAGATACTCGTGTAAGTATACATGGATGTTCTATCTAGCAGTCCTAATATTTTCATGACAGACTTGAGTTTAGGCACGTATAGATTCATTAGTTCTTGATCTACAAAACCTTTTCCAAGTGATGCTCCGAACCTATTATTCCACCACGTATTAGGATTTAAATGATATCCAGTGTAGTGTTGTCCCCACTCATGATGAGGTGGGTCACCTTTCAAAAATGATTCCGCAGAATACTTTGTCATTAGGTGATCCACCACCGAGGTCGATAGGTGGAACTGTTCGTGCCATATTATCATCGTAAAAATCTAGGTATTCAACGTCAGGTGATTCGGGAGAGTATCTCTGTCTTGGTATAAGATCAGGCACCTCAATCATTAGAGGAGCATCTAAGATCCTCTGTAGAGTGGTTGCCATTTTTCTGAATCCAGTGCCAACATAAATCTGTCCAGTAAAAACTGCAACAGTTGCTGCCCCCCAGAAGTAGTAGTAAGTTCTACTCTTTTTTTGTCGTGGTTTCATCCTCTTTTGTAGACTTCTTGATCATCTTAGCATAGATTACTTCGGATGTCGAGTACAGTTTAGGATGTTTCTTTGCTCTTTTTATTAACTTTTTTGCTGCTTTTCTATCTTGCATGCAAGTATTTATACTTACCCCAAGACCTCCCTGCATATTCTTTTGCATGTATGTTGGTCATCATTACATTCTATAAGGCACTCGTAGTACTCAGATAACATCTCGATACTATGTGGATCTTTATATGAACCAGACAGTTCATTGAATGAAACTAGATTGTGATGCATGTTCCTCCATTGCTCTTGATATTATATAGCATCAATGTTACGATGTCAACACATTTACTTAGCCGAAAGAAATGCCTAGAAGAAAGTCTTCATCTCTCCAACTCTACTGATATCACTGGTTATACAGTGCAATCCACCATCCCAAAACCATCTATGTCTGAAGTTTACTATGTGTGGAGTGATGCGATGTCTATCAAAAGCATCAAAGACTTTCTTATCATAACCATTT